CGATCAGGATGTCGAGCGCCAATCTGGCTCGGATCGGGCGCATGCGGGCGGAAAATCCAACGGCCGGATGAAGGCGGTCTGCGACAGCCGATTCAATTTTCGGCGCGGTGGCGTCAAGGGCAACAGCGTCCCCGGCCAGAAACCGCAATTCCGGTCCGATCGCCCGGACACCGGTCTAGACCCTCGCGGGCGGCGCTGTCGCGACGTCTGGACCATTCCCACCGCCGCCTTTCGTGAATCCCATTTCGCTACCTTCCCGCCCGCCCTGGTCGAACGCTGCCTGGCGGCCGGAACATCCGAGGCGGGCGTTTGTCCGGTTTGCGGGACGCCGTGGGCGCGGGGCTTGGGCGAGCCAAGGCCGATCGAGGGCGGGGACGACCCGACGACCCAGCCGGTGACCGAAAGTTGGAAGGCCTCCTGCGGATGCCCGGATCACCGACCCATTGCCGCAACCGTCCTTGATCCTTTCGGCGGCGCCGGAACGGTCGGACTGGTGGCGGACCGGATGGGTCGCGATGCCATCTTGATCGAACTCAACCCTGATTACGCAGCGTTGGCGCGTCGGCGGATCGAAGGTGACGCGCCACTTCTGGCCGTGGTGGGCGGCACATGACCGCCCCCCTGTCGACGCTCGATCGCCAGCCCGCCAGCCAGGCCGAGCTTGTTCGTCTGGCGGGGCTGTGGGGCTCGATGCGGCCGTCGGCCGCCATCCTGGCCGAAATGTGGCCGCGCACGGCGCGCGACGTGCTCTTGATGCTCGATCGCCTGCTGGGCCCCGACCGGCCGCTGTTCGATGACGATTGGGAGCCTCGCGCCCTCGATCGCGCCCTGGTGGCGCTGGCCGGGCGCGCCCGGCGCCGACACGATCTGGCGGTGGGGTTCGAGCTTGACGGGCGGCCCGCCGACGCCGGCCGGGTGGTGGCGGCGGCCAACGCCGTTCTGGTGGCGTTGGGCTATCCGCCCATCCCCTGGCCGCCCCGCCCAGCCGAGCGCCACGTCAAGCGGAGGGCGGCGTGAGCGGCGCCGGCTGGAAGGATTTGTGGGAGGAATATCAGCAGGCTTACCGGGCCGTCGATCCCACCCGTCACCGCGGCTGGTTCGAGGCGGTGGGGATGAGCGGTCTGTCGATCCTGGCCTGCGGCCTGCCCGGCCTGGCGCGGGCCCGGTGGGTGGGGCGGCTGGGCTACGAACCCGATGAGGCCGGTTTTCCGGTCGTCGTCCTGCCGGTCTGGGCCGGGCGCACCAACGAGATCGACGGGCTGATCGATCTGGCGGCCTGGGTGCCCAAGAGCGGCGAAATGCGGCTGCGCGCCGGCAATGGCTGGGCGCTCGGCGAACTGGCGGCGGCGCTGGCCGGTGATGAGCGGCCGCTGCGCGTGCAGGACGGGGTTGAATCGTGGTGGCGGGCGGCGATCGAGATCGCGCCCGACGATTTGGCGGTGCTGCGCCAAACCGGGCTGCGTCCCTGTCCGCCCGGGATCGTCATCGTCGATTGGTCGAGGGCCTGGCAGGAGCTGGGCGATTTGGAGCAGGTGGTGGCGGAATCGGTCGAGCTTGGCGAGCGGTTGGACAAGGCGCTTCGCCCGCCCCCGGTGCGCCGCCCGAAGATCGGGATCGATCTGGCGACGGCGGAGCGGGCGGCATGAGCGTGGTCGATCTCAAGGATGCGCGGCGGCGCCGGCGGGGCGGAGGCCAGAGCGAGATCGACGACGCGGTGCGCCGGTTGAACCGCACCCACGCCCTGGTGATGACCGGCGGGCGGGCGCTGATCTTGCGGGAATCGATCGACGAACGCGGCCGGCTGGAGCCGCAGTTCCTGCGTCGCGAGGATTTCTGCCTTTGGCACGGCCCCGAGCAATTCATCTGTGCGGACGGCAAGCGGCGGGGCATCGGCGATCTCTGGCTCAAACATGCCGAGCGCCGGCAATATGACGGGCTGGTCTTCGCCCCCGAGGGCGCGCCCGAAGGCTGGTATAATCTGTGGCGCGGCTTCGAGGTCGAGCCCAGGCCGGGAAGCTGGGGCACCTTTCGCGACCATCTGCTGACCAATGTCTGCTCGGGGTCGGATGAGCTTTTTCGGTTCGTGTTCGGCTGGTTCGCCCACCTCGTCCAGCGCCCGGCCGAGCGGCTGGGGGTGGCGCTGGTGCTGCGCGGCCTGCAGGGAACCGGCAAGACCAAGGTGGGCGAGGTGTTCGGCGCCATGCTGCGCCGCCATTATCTGCTGGTCGACGATCCGCGCTACATCGTGGGCCAGTTCAACGCGCATCTGGTGAGCTGCTTGCTGCTGCAGGCCGATGAGGGGTTCTGGGCGGGCGACAAGCAGGCCGAGGGCCGGCTGAAAAGCCTGATCACCAGCGAGCGGCACATGATCGAGCGCAAGGGCGTCGATCCGGTGCCGGTGCGCAATCTGGTTCGGCTGCTGGTGACCTCGAACAACGATTGGGTGGTGCCGGCCGGTTTCGAGGAACGGCGCTTCGCCGTGCTCGACGTCGCCCCCAACGTCATGCAGAACGCCGAATATTTCGCGGAAATCGATCGCGAGATGGCGGCGGGCGGCCTGGCCGGTCTCCTTCACGATCTGCTGGCCTTCGATCTCTCCAAGGTCAATTTAAGGGCCATACCGGCCACCAGCGCCCTGTTCGAGCAGAAAATCGACACCATGAGCGTCGAGCAATCCTGGTGGTACGAGCGCCTGATCGACGGCACGCCGACCCGCGATCATGCCTCGTGGCCCGAGCGGGTGCCCAAGAATTCGCTGCACGTCGATTACCGGACCTTCGCCGACAACCACCATCGGTCGGGCCGGAAGCGGACGCCGGCGCAGCTGGGCGTCCTCTTGGCCAAGATGATTCCCGGCCTGGGTAAATCGAAGATGATCGTGCCGGTGTTCGACGAAACCGGCGCGCCGAAGCGCGACATGCACGGCGAAAACATCGTGAAATCCGTGCATTGCTACATCCTGCCGCCACTGGAATCGTGCCGCGCGCACTTCGCGGAGATGGTTCGGCACCCGATCGATTGGGGAGAGAGCAATACAACGTGAGAACGTGGGCGAACGCCGTTCAAGGCTTCCAGGCACCTTCCAAGCACTTTCCAAGAGCAAGTGCCTGGATTTCCTTGACTTCCAGGCTTCCAGGCGTTCGGCGGGGGTCCGTGTGCGTGCGAGCGCCTGAGTGCGGGTCTGTTGGTATGTGTGCTTGGAAGTCTTGGAAATAAAGGATAAGTGCATGGAAAGTGCCCGGAAGGTGGCTGGAAGCGGTGGAAAGGGCGAGAGGGCGAGGAATCGCCGCCCCCTCGACATCGAGCAGGTGCTGATCTGGGCGCATCAGGTCGAGCGGGTCCACAAGGCCCAGGTGCGGGCCGGGGTCGGCGGCGGCTGCGACAGCGTCGTGCGGGTCGAGGCGCGGGCGATGGGCGGCGGAACCGGAAGCGGCGCGTCCTGGATGGCCCAGGGCTGTCACCCCGACGCCGAGGCGGTGCACAACGCGCTGGGCCGGCTGTCGGTGGTCCAGCGCCAGCTGGTCGAGGAACACGCGATCGCCGGGTCCAGGCCCGATTGGCTGCCCGGCGCCCGGGTGGTGCTCAGGCCGGTGGTGAACGGCAAGGGCAAGCCGGCGATGATTTGCGACGACCATAAGCACGCGGTCGCCTGCCAGGTTGTGCCGGCCGTGCTGATCGGGTCGGCCGAGCGCTGGCGGGGTCGGGGCGTCGAGGGGATCGTCCAGTTCCACCGCGACCTCTACCGGGCCTGGTGGACGGCGCTGGCCGATCTGGCCAAATCCATCGAACTCGACGCCGTCGAGGTCACCGGATTCGCGGCACCTGCCGAGCCATGGCTTTCGGAAAGCGGCATGGCTATTGACAAAGCGCAAAAACCTTGACAGCATGTCCGAAGAATACGCGAACCACGCCCGCCAGGAACCCCGGCGGGCGTTTCCTTTTTCGCCTCCACTATTTGTCGACGGACCCCACGGTTTGGTCGGCTGGCCGCCCCCATCGGGTCCTTCCCCCGCCAAAACGTATACGGGCGGCAAGCGCGCGGAAAATCGCTAGTGGTTCAGAAGAAATTTGATGCAACGCCCGTTGTTTTTCGCAACAGGCGAGGGCAACAAACAACACTCGGAGCAACATTGGTTCGGAATCTTCCGCCTTAGCGAATGAGGCGGGGGTCGGGGCGTTCGCGCGCCCCGAACCGCGAGACAGACCTCGCACGACCTGCACCCGGCCGGGATACCGGCCGTCCCGCCACCCCTGCAGGGGCGGGACCATGATGCCGCAGCCGTGCAATGGAATCGACCCCTCTTGTCGTCGAGCGCTGGCCGACCGGCCGCCTTCGGCCCGACCCGAGAAATCCGCGCCGTCACCCGCCAGCGCAATTACGCCAAATCGAAACTTCGATCGCCGCCTTTGGCTGGACCAACCCGATCCTGGTCGCCCCCGATGGCGAAATCATCGCCGGGGAGGCGCGGTGGCTTGCGGCCCGATCGCTAAAGCGCCCGACGGTGCCGGTGATCGTCCTTAACCACCTATCGCCAAACCAGCGAAACGCTTACCGCGTTGCCGACAATCGGCTGCCCCTGGGAGCCTACTGGGACGAAGCGCTGCTGTCCGACGTTCTGCGGAGTCTTGCCGAGACCGAGATCGACATTCCGGTCATCGGCTTCACCGATGAGGAAATCGCCTCCCTGCTGAAACCGGCCGAGGCTTCGGTCGCGGACGGCGACGAGGCTCCGCCCCCACCGGCCCGGCCGACCACCAGTCTGGGCGATATCTGGCATTTGGGCGAGCATCGTCTGATCTGTGCCGACAGCACGAAGCCCGAGACCCTTGACCGCTTGCTTGCCGGCGGCGCCGATCTGGTATTCACCGATCCGCCCTACGGCATGGCCTACGATGGCGGCCGGGCCCGGAGCAAGACGAAACCGCCGGCGATGGTCTTCACCGATCCGCCCTACGGCATGAGTTTCGGCGCGGGCAAGGAGGCCGGCGCCACGCCGGTCGGTGCCACGGTGAAGGCGCACGGCATGATCCTGGGCGACGACGCCCGTGGCGACGCGCTGATCGATTTGGTTGCCGGGGCCTTGGCAAACGCGCGAACCTGGGTCAGGCCAGGAGCGGCCTGGTACGTTTGCTTCACCTGGCGGACCTATGCCGAGTTCCTGCAGGCAATGGTCCGGGCGGACCTGCCGCCCTCGGCCTGCATCGTGTGGGACAAGGGCTCGGTCGGGCTTGGCTTCCAGCATTACCGGCCGCAGCACGAGTTCATTTTCTACGTTGCGGGCGAGCGCTGGTACGGCGGCAATGCCGAGGGTGATGTCTGGAATTTCACGCGCGGCGCGACCGGGGTCTATGTCCATCCGACCCAGAAGCCTCTCGATCTCGTCAAACGGGCGGTCGAGAATTCGAGCCTCCCCGGCGACGTCGTTCTCGACCTCTTCGCCGGTTCGGGCACGACGCTGATCGCCTGCGAAGCGCTTGGCCGCCGGGCGCGCTTGGTGGAACTCGATCCGAAATATTGCGACGTCATCGCGGCCCGGTGGGAACGGGCCAGCGGCAAGAAGGCCAAACGACAGACGGGACCGGACCCATGAGATTGCTGGGCGTGCGCGAGGCGGCGACGGATCTGGGGCTCAACGCCTCGACGGTCTCGCGTTACCTCAAGGATCATCCCGAACTCAACCGCGCCAGCGAGGGCTCGAAGCGCCCGCTCGTCGATCCGGCGGAACTCAAAGCCCATCGCGCCCAGAACGTCAACGGGGCGATGGCCGGCAACCATGCTGGAATTCTGTTCGACGAAACGGCGCTTGCGGATGCCGACGATCCTCCGCCTGCCGAATCGCCGTCGGGCGCGTTGGGAACCGGCGTCCGCAATCCGCCGGCCCGGCCGCCGCTTTACGCCAAGGCCAAGGGCGCGCGCGAAGCCATCCTGGCCCGCGAAGCCCAGCTCAGGCTCGAGGAAAAGCTCGGCCGGGCGGTATCGAAGTCCACGGTCGAAGATGCGGGATTCGAACTCGGCCAATTGATTCAGGCGAGCCTGGCCGAACGCAACCGCCAGCTCGCCGAGGAACTCGTCAACCAGGACGATCCCCGCGAGCTGCGCGCCGCGCTCGAGGCGTCCGACCGCAAGCTTCTGGTGAAACTGGCCGATGAACTCGACCGCCGCCTCAACCCTGCTTCCGAAGCCGAGGGCGCCAACGCCGCCTAGCCAGGTGGCGGGGCTGGCTGACGGCCGCCAGCTTTTCTTCCGTGCGCTTTCGCAAGCACTCCGCCCGCCGCCCAAGCGCTCGGTGGCCGAGTGGGCCGAGGCCAAGCGGTATGTCGCAGCCGAAAGCGGAACCAGCCATCCCGGGCGCTGGTCGAACGATCTCGCGCCCTACATGGTCGAGCCGATGGAGGCGATGTCGCTTTGGCATCCCGCCGGCGAGGTGACGCTGAAGAAGAGCCATCAGGTGGCGGGCACCGAGGCGGCGATCAACGCCGTCGGCGCGGCGATCGACGAGGCGCCCTGCTCGATCCTCTATGTTTTGCCGACGCTCGATGAAGGCAAGAAGTTCGTCAAGCTCAAGCTGCAGCCGACGATCGAGGCGACGCCGGCGCTGAAAACCAAGGTCTACGAGCAGAAGAGCCGCGACGAGGACGGCTCGACCACCGCGCTCAAGAAATTCCGGGGCGGCTTTTTGCAGGTGACGGGCGCCAACTCGTCGAAGGGCCTGCAGATGGTCACCGTGCGAATGCTGGTCTGCGACGAAGTATCCGAGTGGCCCTTCGACGTCGACGGCCGGGGCGATCCGGTGTCGCTCGCCGAAAAGCGCACCACCGCCTGGGAGGCGCTGGGCTACAAGCGTGTCTATCTCTCGACGCCGGGCTTGAGGGGGTCGTGCCGGATCGCCCTCAAATACGAGGATTCCGACCAGCGCCGCTTCTACGTGCCCTGTCCGCAATGCAGCGCCTATCACGTTCTGGCCTGGGAAAATCTGCGCTGGGATCGGGAATTGCCGCCGCACGGCGCCGCTTTCGTTTGCCCGGGCTGCGGCGGCGTGATCGAGCACCGCCACAAGCGGGCGATGGTGGGGGCCGGCCTTTGGCTTAAAACCTATCCGGGCGAAGGCCAGCCGCCGGCGGTCGTCGATCCTGGCGATCTCGATCGGCACCGAGGCCGGTCCTCGGCCGGACGGCAGCCGGGATTTCACATCTGGCAGGCCTATTCGCCCTTCGTCGGCTGGGACGCCATGGTGGCCGATTGGCTGGATGCCCAGGGCAACGGCTTTAAGATGAAGGTCTTCACCCAGCAGGTGCTGGGCGAGGAATACGAGGAAAAGGGCGAGGCTCCCGACCATGTCCGGCTGTTCGAGCGCCGCGAAGCCTATCCGCCCAGGCGCCTGGTGCCAGGCGTTCTGTTTCTCACTGGCGCCGTCGACGTCCAGGACGATCGCCTGGAATGGGCGGTCTATGGCTGGGGGCGCCATCTTTCGGCTTGGCTGGTCGATCACGGGGTGATCGCCGGCGATCCGGTTCAGCCCGGCGTCTGGTCGGCGCTCGACGAGGTGATCGCCAGGCGCTACGAGGATGCCTGGGGCCGACCCTGGCCGGTTGATGCCTGGGGCGTCGACACCGGCTATCTCTCGGTGCCGGTCTATGCCTTCTGCCGTCGCCACGCCGCGCCGGGCAGGGTTTTCGCGCTCGACGGCCGTTCGGGCTGGAAGCTGCCGCCGATCGGTCACTACTCGGTTCGCGATGTCGATTTCGACGGCCGCAAGATCGGTTCGGTTCTGCTCTGGCCGGTCGGCACCTGGGCCATGAAAAGCGAAACCTATTCGGCGCTCCGCCTTTCGATCGCCGGGCCCGATCCCCTGACCGGCGCCTGGCCCGACGGCGCCATGCATTTTCACCAGGGCACCGACGAGGATTTCTTCCGTCAGCTGACGGCCGAACATCTGGCCGACCGCGAGACGCGCGCCGGCCTGGTGGTCAAGGAATGGAAAAAGCGCGGCCGCAACGAGCAGCTCGACCTCGCGGTCTATGCCAGGGCGTTGGCGCACCACATTTCGGACCTTCTGCCCCCGGCGCGCTGGGATGAGTTGGCGGCTGAACGCCTCGGCCAGCCCGAGGCGGCGCAGCTCGATCTCGCCCGGTTCTGGGGGCCTGGCCTGGCGAAAGCGAAGCCAGCCGAGCCGCCGAAGGCGCCCGCGCCCGACCGGGAGGAAGTCGCCGAGGTTCCCCGGGCCGGCGAGGCGCCGCCTTCCGCCCGTTTTGTTCGTCGCGATTGGTTCAACCGGAGACCCTGATGGCGATCACCCAAGCCGACATCGACCGCCTGGAGAAGGCGCTGACCACCGGCACCCTCTCGGTCGAGATCGAGGGTCAGCGCATCACCTACCGTTCGATCGCCGATCTCAAGCTGGCGCTCGATTACGCCCGCGCCGCGCTGCCCGCGGCGGCCAACGAGCGGCCGACCACCGTTTACGCCCGCT